AACAAGAAGATATTCTAGTTGAATATATGAAATATTTAAATAAAATATCAAAAGCAATAGAAGTATCAGATGCAAGATTAAAAAAATTAGATGCTCAGGGAAGATTTAAGAGTGATGATGAAATAGGTTTTTTCTTTAAAACAGTTATGACAATACAAGATTTATTAAATAGGTTTAAAATCAAAGATATATAACTGTAATACATGGATAATATAATAAAAGCTGCAAAAAAGAAAAGACAAAAAAGAAATTATTTTACTCAAGAAACTGAGGACGCAATTGTTCAATATAATTTAAGTAATGATAAAAAGTTTAAAAGTAATATATATTCTAAAGAAATCCATTATCCTTTCTATAAATTAACAGAAAATATTATTCATACCTTTAAATTTTATTATACAGATGGGGTTGAAAATTTAGAAGATCTTCAACATGAAATTATGGTATTTCTTTTAGATAAAATTCATTTATTTGATCCTTCAAAAGGTGCTAAAGCCTATTCTTATTTTGGAACTATTGTAAAAAGATGGTTAATAATTTATAATCAAAAAAATTATAAGAAAAAAATAGATTCTGTAGATATGGATGATATAACAAAACATCAGAATTTAGATGTTGGAGATAATACAATATTTATTTTAAATACAAAATTAGAACAGACATCACAAAAGTTTATTGAATCTGATAGAAATTTTGGTGATGAATTATACACCCAGGGGTATAAAGAAGGAGATAGATTATCAATATTTATTGATATATATGTAAAATATATGACTGAACATATATATTCATATTTTCCTAAAGAATATGATGCTCAAATAGCTGATTGTATTTTAGAATTGTTTAGAAAAAGAGATGCTATAGATGTTTTTAATAAAAAAGCACTTTATATATACATAAGGGAAATGATTGATGTTAAAACTCCTAAAATTACTAAAATAGCTAATAAACTTCATAAAGTATTTAAAGAAAAATACTTAGTATATTATGATAAAGGTTATTTTCCTTCTTAAAAGTTAAAAAGTTTAATATTTATAACCAAAAATTATGGGACAACTAGATTCAATAGTATTTGGTAATAAAAAATTTTCAGATATTTTGCATGAAATATATGATAATCAAACAACAAAAAAACAACAAATAACTTCTCTAATAAGTGAATTAAAACCTTTAATTCAGGAAATAGGTGATGCTACTTTAATAGTACCTTTAATTAAAGAATATTTAGAAATAGGAGTTAAAAATGATGAACAATTAATTAAAATGGCTACTATTATTCAAAGAGCAGTAAATAATACTAATGATGATAGTGAATTTGGCATTTCAGAAGAAGAAAAAGCTGAGTTATTAGCTGAAATGGATAAATTAGAAAGAGTATCTAAAGATTTAAAAAAAGATAAATAATGGCTAGAATTCCTACAGGATTATCTCCTAAAATTAGAGATAATAACTCTAATGACAAAGGAACTCAAATAACTGCAGTAAGAGTTAAATTTGTTTCATTAAATGGGGCTGATTATCCTATTACATGGGAAAAATATGGAGAATATAATAGTGTAGGAGGTATATTATTTGAAAATTTAGAAAATCCCTCAAATCAAACCTTAGAAAGTTTACAATTTGCTTTACCTTTATATTCAAATATTAAAATTTTACCTTTAATAAATGAAATAGTATATTTGATTTCTCTCCCTACCGTAGAAACTCAAACAAATGTAAACAGTGGTAAAGCTTTATATTATTTTCAAAGCATTAATATTTGGAATAGCGCTCATCATAATGCCTTACCTAATACATTAGCTTCAAATCCTTCTAATGCTCAAAAATACGGAGTTACTGAAGCTGGAGTTGAAATACAATCTGATGTTGAAAATGAAGACATTACTTTAGGAACTACTTTTAAAGAAAGACCTATTAGAAATTTGCAACCTTATGAAGGTGATATTTTAATTGAAGGAAGATGGGGTAATACTATAAGATTTGGAAGTACAGTAAATAATAGTACACCCCCAAACCCATGGTCTGATAGTGGGGTTAATGGTGAACCTATTACTATTATAAAAAATGGTCAAACAAAAACAGAAGATGATCCTTGGATTCCCCAAGTAGAAAATATAAATACAGATAAATCATCAATTTATTTAACATCTAATCAAACTATCCCTATAGGAGCATCTAGTACTGATTATAGTTCATATACACCTGCTTTTGGTGAAGTTCCTTCATCCCCTAGTTCATATAATGGTTCTCAAGTTATTATTAACTCAGGACGTTTATTATTTAATTCTAAAAATGATCATATTTTACTTAGTTCCGCAAGAACAATTTCATTTGGAGCACAAAAAGGTTTTAATTTTGATACTACTTCTAATTTTGTCGTTAAAGTAGGAACTAAAATAATGTTAGGGGATAAAGAAGAAAGTAATACTGAACCCTTAATATTAGGAGATAAATTTTTAAAAGATTTTCAAAAATTACTAACTAATGTAGTTACCCTAACAAGTGCTTTAAGTACTGTAGGTACACCTATACCTTTTGTACCTAATGTAGCTGTAGCACAGACAGCAACAAAAGTAGGATTACAAGCACAAACTATGTTATCTTCAATTGAATTTTATAAATCTAAAACAACAAGAACTTTATAATGGCTTTAGCAGGATTTATATCAAAAATAGTAACTAGTATAACTAGAACAACTTTTCAGTTTAATAAAACTTTAGATGTATTAATTGATAGATTTAAAGATGCCTGCCCTACAACTGATGAATTAAGATCTTTAATTTATCAAAAAAATCTAATTAGTGATGCTTTAGAACAAATAAATCAAAAGATAGCAACTCTAAATAAAGTAGCTAAAGGTTCTGAAATAGCAACAGAAGCTTTAAGTGCTGGAAAAACTTTAATAAAACAAATTCCAATCCCATCATCAGTACCCCCAGGAGTGGGTTTACCTTTAAGTATAATGAATAATTTTTCTGATGCATTAGATAATTTAGGCACTTTAATTGATAAAGAAAAAGCATCATTAGAAACAATACCAGATGCTTTAGATTTAATTAAAAAAGATGTTGGAGAAGTGATTACTAAATTAAATGAGTTTAGTGTAGCATTAGATATTTGTTTAGAAAAAGATCCTAATATTACCCAAGAGGACTTAAATGAGGCATCCGAACCAATAGTTAATATTGATGATATAGTAGTAGCATTAACTAATGAAGATTTAGAAGACATATTAACTACCTCACCAGGTTTATTATATGGTGATTATTATTTAAGAAAAGAAATTATACCAACAGTAGAAGAATTTTCATTTAATAAAAAACAAATAATAGCTCAAAATAAAGAATCTGTTATAGATGGTGATTTCTATAACTCAGGTTATTCTACAGAAGAATTATTGGGTGATGAATCTTTTTCATCTTCAAATATTGTTTTAGTTAATGAAATGAAATGGTTAATTGATACTAAAGATTTAATATTCCCACTACCAGAACCTCAAGAAGATCCATTAAAAATTATTTATAGAGAAAATCAAATTATTATATTAATGAGTCTTTTTGGTGCCAACAGAGAAGAGGCTGAAGAATTATATGAATTAGCTTGGGAATTATCACAAAATAAAGGACCAACTGCTTTTTATTACCCAACATTAGTTCAAGAAGCATTTGATAATTCAAGAACTATTTTAGAACAAGCCGTTGCTAATGAAGGATATGAATGGCAACAAGGTGATAGAGTATTAGATACAACTATTAAAAGATTATTTTTAGCAGATTTTGGGGGTGGTGATCAAGCAATAGAAGCTCAAATTAGTTCAATTAGAAGAACTGCTGAAGGTCTAGTTGAAAATGCAAAAGATATAGGTGGTAGTTATAGCCCTACAACAAAAAGATATAGTGAAGATGGAAATTTTGCATTTGCTAGTGATGGAAGATTATATCCATATTCAGAAAGATTAGCTTTAACAGCAGAAAATTTATATAATGATAATACTATAGGAAGTGAATTTATCAGTCTAAGACCAGAAATGGCTAAACGAAAACTACTTCTCCAAGCTGTTTTTGAAGTAGCAAATTTAAAATTTTTAGCAGGTGCAGGAATTAATTTTAATGATCCCCTAAAAGAATATTTTTTAAGTAAAAACCATGGTTATAATCAACCTATTATCAATGAAATTCCAATAAGTGGAAATGCTACTGAAGTAATTACTTCCAATGAAATAAATAACATATACCAATCACAAAAATCTATAAGTGAAGATTATTGGATTAATAATTTAATTGGTGAAGGTCTCTATGAAGATGTTGCTATTACTAATGATGGTTTAACATATGAACAAATTGAAGCATACTCTAAAACACAAATTTTCTTAAAACTTAAAAATACATTAGGAATAAATTGGTATAATGCAAATGCCCAAATAGCTTCTGAATTACCATTCTGGTCACCTGGGGGAGCTAATCCAAATTCAAGTTCATATAATCAAAATAATGTAAATGCTGGTTTAACAACAGCTGATAAATGGTATTTTGAATTCGGTAGAAATGGTTTACCCGTACCTACGGGGTCATAATTGATATAAAAACAAAAATTATTAATATTTATAATAAAATTAAAGATGAAATTAACAGAATTAAAAAAAGTACTTAAAGAAACTGTTAGAGAAGTAATACAAGAAGAATTAAAAGATATACTTTTAGAAGCTGTAAAAACTCCAAAAATAGTATCTCAATCTCCAGTCATGGAATCCTTCTCCCCATCAATTCCTCAACCATCTCCAACAACTCCTGTTATGTCTTCTCAGGAAAAAAGAGATGCTTATAAAAATATTTTAGGAGAAACAGCAGCAGGATTTAATACTAATAATGCTCAAAATTTTAGACCTAACCCAGGAATGGATGTAGCTAATGGTACATTACCAGAAGGAAATGTTGGAATGGATCAAATAATGAATTTAATGAATAGTAAATAATGGCTCAAATTGTAGATAATGTATTTCCCACCCAAGAAAGTGGTAGCGCAGCCTTAGGGTTTAGCTTTCCTTTATCAGGAAATGCAGTATTTAATCCTACTTATACAGCTAAAGAAGTAATAAGAACCAATTTACTTAATTGGTTATTAACTAATAAGGGTGAAAGAGTAATGAGACCTACTTTTGGTGCAAATTTAAGAGATTTTATTGGAGAAGGAATTAATGACGGAACTGATACAGCTATTGAAGAAAGAATTAAAAATAATATATCTGTAGAATTTCCTCAAATTCAAGTAAAAAGTGTAAACTTTAACAATCAAGCTGACAGTAATACAATAAATTTATTTGTAAATTATTTAATTCGTAACATAGGAGCAGAAGATCAAATTAATATAGCAATACAATAATGGCAACTTTAAATAGAAATATAACATATACTAATAGAGATTTTAATACATTTAGAAATGCTCTTATAGATTATTCTAAAACATATTTCCCAAATACATACAATGATTTTTCTACAGATTCAACAGGAATGTTATTCATTGAAATGGCTTCATATGTGGGTGACGTATTATCCTTTTATTTAGATAATCAAATCCAAGAAACTTTTATTCAATATGCAAGACAAGAATCAAATTTATTTGATTTAGCTTATATGTTAGGGTATAAACCTAAAGTAACTACAGCAGCTACAGTAGATATTTCATTGTATCAACAACTACCCTCTAAATTAGATTCAAGTGGAGCATTTGTTCCTGATTTTGATTATTGTTTAAAAATACCTAATAATTTTCAAATAACTTCTAATGCTAATGCTGATATAAAATTTATAATAGAAGATGTTTGTGATTTTTCAGTATCCTCATCCCAAGATCCAACTGATATTTCTATTTATTCTTTAAGTGGTACAAATCCAGATAGATTTTTATTGAAAAAAACAAGAAAAGCAATATCAGGAACTATTAAATCAACAACATTTACATTTACTACTCCTGTAAAATATTCTAGTGTAAATATTAATGATTCACAAATTATTAATGTATTAGATTGCTTTGACTCACAAGGTAATGAGTGGAATGAAGTACTAAATCTTGCTCAAGATACCGTTTTTACAACAAAAATAAACGCAAATTACACAGATCCAAATGCTGTTCAAGATGATGCTCCTAATTTATTAAATTTAAAACAAGTACAAAGAAGATTTACAACAAGATTTATTTCAAAAACTCAACTTCAATTAGGTTTTGGGGCTGGTACTGTAAGTGATAATGATGAAGATTTAGTACCTAATCCTGATAATGTAGGAACAGGTTTAGCCTTTTCAAAAGATAAGTTAACAACAGCATATTCTCCTTTAAACTTTATGTTTACAGATACTTATGGAATTGCACCTTCAAATACAACATTAATAGTAAGATATTTAGTAGGTGGGGGGCTAGATGCTAATGTATCATCTGGAATATTAACTAATTTTGATAGTAGTAATATAGTATTTGTAAATCCAAATATATCTTCTACAGCTTTAGCTAATATTATATTTAATTCTGTAGCTACAAATAATATACTAGCAGCTGATGGGGGTCAAAGTGGAGATGGTGTAGAAACGATTAGACAAAATGCTTTAGGTAATTTCCAAAACCAACTAAGAACGGTTACACAACAAGATTATTTAATTAGAGCTTTAAGTATGCCTGCTAATATTGGTACTATTGCTAAAGCTTTTATTCAACCTACTAAAGTAGCAGAATATAGTATAGGAGAATTACCCACAATATTAGATATGTATGTATTATCTTATGAATCAACTAAAAAATTAAGAACGGCTTCATCAACATTAAAACAAAATCTTAAAACATATCTATCAGAATATAGAATGATAAATGATTCTATAAAAATAAAAGATGCTTATATTATTAATATAACTTGTAATTTTGATATAATAGTATTACCAAATTATAATAATAATGAAGTAATTTTAAATTGTATAAGTGAAATTCAATCTTATTTTGATATAGATAATTGGAATATTAACCAACCTATTTTATTAAAAAGTATAAATATACTTTTAGATAAAGTAGATGGTGTACAAACTGTAACTAATGTAGAAATAAAAAATATAGCTGGAAAAAGCCTTGGATATAGTGAATATTCTTATGATATAAAAGCAGCAACTAATCAGGGAGTTGTATACCCATCAGTTGATCCTATGGTTTTTGAATTAAAATATCCTCAATCTGATATTGTTGGAAGAGTAGTACCTTTATAAAATAAAAAAATATGGATTTATTAAAAAAATATAACCAAATAAATAAAAATCAATCTTTAGATGGTACTCCAATAGATGGGGGAACAACTAACAACCCATCATCTAATTTTATCCAAAGATATAATGCTGAAAATGCATATTATACTACTAATGAAGGAGTAGTTAGAGCTAATATTTCAACCAACGATTTAGTTTCATCAACTAAAATAACAGCACTAGATGTTGAAGACTCCTCAGCAGGAGTAAAACAAGGAGGTAGTGGGGGCCCAAATAGAACATCAGCAGCAAATGGTGCAAAATCTACATTTATGGATAGTGGTGATTATAAGGTTTTAAGATATCCTACAAGAGCTAAATTTATAGATACAAGTATAAATACAGAAGATGGTGGAACTCTAGAAACTATGACTTTACAGCAATACACCCCTAATAGGACTTATTTAGAGGTATTAGCAGATCCTAGTACAGCAATAGAACAGGTATTAAAAAATGGTGAACAAGAACCTACACAAGGAAGTATACCTACAAATATTGATGAGAGTATAGTTCCTAAAGATGTTGGACCTAAATTAGATGATTTAAAAAACTTTAATATTTAAATAAATGGCAATTTATAAATTATTTCCTTCAAAAGACGCTACATTATATACTCAAAATATTACAATGAATACTGGGTTAGATGAGATATTAGAAGCATCTACTTATTTATTAAATGGTAGATCCCAAGTAAGTAGATATTTAATTAAATTCTCACAAAATGAAATTGATGGAAGTTATGACACTTATGTTTCTAGCTCAGATGTAAATTATTTACAAGGAAATATTATTTCTTCTATAGTAGATAATCCTACAAGTTTAAGTAGTAGTGTAGGTGGTATTAATAAATATTATCCTGTTACTTCATCTACAGGAAATGGTATAGGGGCATATGCTCAACTTTTCCAATCATCAGCTACTCTTAATGTAGTTAATTTTCCATCCCCAGGATCAACTAATAGAGAATTTAGAGGAAAAGGTTACAAACCAGGTGATAAAATAACAATAGGGGGTTTGGAACAAACTGACGGGACATTGGTAACAGCCTCACTTACATTAAAAGCTTCAGATTTTTTACCTAGAGATTGGAACTCTAGCTTAAAAAATTATGCTGCTGTAGTAACTAATTTAAATTCTACATCATATTTAAAAGTTTATCCCGTATCTCAAAGTTGGGACATGGGAACAGGAAGATTTGGAAATTCTCCTGTTACTATAAATGGATGTAGTTGGAGTGATAAAAAAGAAGGTATAAACTGGACTAATGGAACCTTTGAAACTTTAACTACAGGATCATATTCCCAAAATCAAGGAACAACCATAGGAGGAGGAACATGGTACACAGGATCTGCTACATTAAAAGACATAGTACAATCCCAAACTTTTACGTATTCTGATACTATAGATTTAAATGTAAATGTAACTAATACTATAGATATTTGGATAAGCCAATCTAAAGGAATTACTGGAGGTGATATACCTAATGAGGGATTTATTGTTAAACAAACATCATCTGTAGAACTTATTCCTTCTTCATCTCAAGCTTCTACATTTAAGTTTTACTCAGTAGATACTAATACAATTTATCCACCACAATTAGAATTAAAATTTGATGATTGGTTTTATTATACTTCTTCTAAAATGGATGAACTATATCAACCTGAATCATTTATTTCATCTTATAATAATGATGGTGTATATTTTTCTGAAAGTATTCAAAGGTTTAGAATAGCAGCAGTTCCTCAATATCCTAAAAAAGTATTCCAAACAGCATCAGGTTATTTAACAAATTATTATTTACCAAAAAATTCATATTATTCTATAAAAGACTCAGAAACAAATGAGTATGTAATTGAATTTGATTCTACTTATACCCAAATAAGTGCTGATACAACTTCAAGTTATTTTGATATTTATATGGGGGGATTAGAACCAGAAAGATATTATACTATTTTATTAAAAACTACTATTGATGGTACCACAAAAGTATTTGATGAAGATATAATGTTTAAAGTAATAAATGGATAATGGCAGAGAAAATAACATTAAAAGTACAAAGATTTAATAAAGATAAATTTAATGAAACTGTAGATACTAAATTTTCTCAATTAGTTGATATTCCAAATCCTTCATTTTTTGATAGAGATTTAGCTGTATTAAGTGATTTTTGGTATCTCTATGAGAAATTCTTTTACATTATACCTAAACTTGGAGAAATAGAATCTCATCAGTATCTTGCTAAAACTAGTGGAGAATATGCTGATTTTTCAAATATTAATAATGAAATACAAGCTTTATTAGATGAAATTGCTGAATTAAGAGCTGAAAATTTACAATTAATTAAAGATGCTACTAATTTAGAGGATGCAATTGATAAAAATGATAGTTTATTCTTTACTGGCGAATATAAAGATAATTTAAATAATATTGAAGAAGTATCAAATGATTCAACAATACGTTAAAATAATATAAATGGCTATACCAATTTCATCATCATTAATACAGTTAAACGCTGAAGCCTTTATTTCAGAAGGTTATGAATTAAGTTTAGATAATATTATACCTTCAATAGAACTAACAGGTTCATTTACCCCATTTCAGAGTAAAACCCAATTATTTATATATGATATTTTTCAAAATATTTTACATCAAAATTCAAATTATAATGCAGTTGGTTCATATTTAACACCACCAGTAACTACTGCTAATTCTAATTCATCTTCTAGTTATAATCAATTTGAATTAAATCCAACAAAGGATATATATGACCAAGGATATTCTTCAGGTGAATATTATGCTGTATATAATTTTATTGACTATGAGTTAGGATCAGAAAACTCAGAAGAAATTGAAGGCATATATCAATCACATCCCTATTTTATTTCAGAAATATCAGGTGATAGAACAGAATTGAGAATACAAAATAATTTTCTTTCCCAGAATCAAATTGAATCTTATTATAACCAATTTAATGCTAAACTAAATGCTAGAGAAAATGTAGATGAATTTTATATTTCTTTTGGAAATAATAGAAATTTTATAGCTGTAAATAGTCAATTAGTATCCCCATCTTCGGGTTCAATTAGACCAACTTCTATATTAATAAAATTATATAAACCTCTACCAATTAATTTTGAAGTAGAAACAGAAATTCAAATAATTTCAAAAGTAGGAGAAAGTAGAGTATTTAAAGTTGAATTTCAACCTAATTTAGAATTTGTAGATAATTTACTTTCATTAAAGGGTCCTAATTATAATATAGATCTAAAAGATAAAATAAATAATTCTACTAATTTTAAAAATTTAAATGACTTAATAAATACTGCAAACTCTGAATCATACTATCAATTTAATTCTTTAAGAGATCAAAAAGGGGTAATATTAAGAAAAGACTGGTCTGATTGGAGTCAATTTATAAATTATTCTTCAGCAGAACAAAGATTAAATAATTTTTATAATAAGATGGTTTCAATTGAAAGTTCCTCAGCTGAAATTTCATCTCTTGAAAATATAGGATCTTTAAATAAAACAACCTCAGAATATTCCTCTAGTTATAATAACGCTAGTAATAATATAAATAATATTATTAGTAAATTTGATAGTTATGAATATTTTTTATATTATATAACAGGATCAGAATCATGGCCTAAATATACTTCAACTTACCCTTATGCTAATTTTTCAGTAACAAGTTCAGTAATAAAAAATTGGTTTGGATCTACAGATGAATCAAATCCTTATTATAATACAGGAAAAAATCAAATTTATTCTGCTTCTAGATATGATAATAATAATCAAAACTATTTATATTATTTAATACCACCCTTTATAACCGACAATAGTAGTAATGAACAATATACTACATTTGTAAATATGACAGGACAAGCTTTTGATGAAATGTATCTTTATACAGAAGCTGTAGAACAAATTAGAAATACTAATTCTAGTTTAACTGGAGATGTTTTACCTTTAGGTTTAGCAGATGATGTAATTGAGTCCTTAGGGTTTGAAACTTATGGAAATAGTTTTAATTCTATAGGGTTTAATCCTAACCAAATTGCAGTAGTACCATCTGCAGGATCAGGATTAGAATATATAACTCGTTATATAGATATTGCTTCTGGATCTGTTATAAATTATTATGATCAACAAGAATCAACATTAGGATATGTTATAGCATTAGCAGACCCATCATTCCCCTACCCTATAGATAATGCTGCCCAAGAAATATATAAAAGAATATTTCATAATATGGTTTCTTTAGTAAAAAGAAAAGGAACAGTTACTGGATTAAGACAATTAATTAATATTTGGGGTGTTCCTAGTACAATGCTTCGTATAAGTGAATTTGGAGGAAAAAATAAAGATGATGAAAACGATTATGATTTATGGATGAATCGTTATAGCTCAGCACTTAAAACATACTCTGGTTCTTTAGTAAAAAATACTGCAACAACAATAGGAACACAAGCTAGTAGTTCTGTTCAAATACCTTGGTTACCTCTTACAAATAATTTTTATGATGAAAATTCTCCATCAGCAAATTATATGTCAGTTCCTGATTGTATTCAATTTAGATTTAAAAATAAAAAACCTATAGGACCAGATCAATTCTTTACTTCTTCTTTATTAGCAAAACCTTGGTTTGATGGGGTAGGAGGTAATATTCCTAATAGTCCTAGTGCTTTTGGTTTAGTATTAGAATACTCAGGTTCAAATTCAGGATCATTTAGTGGTTCTGCCTTACCAACAGATTCACAATATGGAACTTTACAACTTGTAATATCTGGATCAGCTGCTGATGGGGGTACAGAAGGTACTCAAACAACAGGACGTCATTATTTTACTTCATCAAAAATTTCCTTACCATTTTTTGATGATGGTTGGTGGTCAGTTCAATTACAAAGACTAACTAATTTATCAGCATCTAACCAAGATAATACACTTAATGAGTATGAATTAAGGGTAGCAAATAGCATATATGATGGTTATGATGGTAATCAAATTGGATTTCAAGCATCAGCATCTATTACAATGATAGACAATAAAATTTCATCTTCAATAAATGAAGCTTGGAACAATATGGGGTTTGATGTAGTTAATGCAGGAACTAATAAAAAAGGATTAGGTTTAGGAGGTATAGCTCCTTTTGATGGAGATTTTGGGAATGGTACTAATAATTTAATAGGATCTCCTGGTGTTAAAAATCCTATGAAAGTTGGGGGTAAATTTATAGGACGACCTTTTGTAGGGGAATTCCAAGAATTTAGATATTATAGAAGAGCAATGTCAGCATCTTCTTTTAATGATTACGTAATGAATCCTGAATCTATACAAGGCCACTCAGATTCTAATACAGGAGCTGGTAGTTCCTATGATTTATTATCATTTAGAGCTCCATTAGGTAATGAATTAGAATTTGTTTATCAACCTGTAGGCTTTCGTCATATTTTTTCAGCAACAGGTAATTATAGTAATCCTGTTAATGATTTTTTTGCAGGTCAAAATGTTGCAGGAACAGATAAAGGAGTAGGATCTATTCATCCTTCTATTGTAAATTCAACAGGTGAATTATTTACATCTTCATTTCTACAAAATCCATCTGTTAGTTCTACTAGAGGATTTGCTACTAGTAGTTTTTATAATTGGAAAATAGCAGTAGGTCCAGATAATCAATACATTACAGCATCTTGGTTTACTCCTAATACTGAAATTAATTATATGGACCAGCCAGCAGCTGGTATTAGAAATAGAATAAAAAATAAAATACAAGTAATTGATGGTAATGAATATGGTACTACATTATCACCTTTTAGAAGTATACAACAAGAATTTGAACAAAGTTCAAGTTATACTGAAGATTTAAATTCCTTAGAAGTTGGCTTTTCATTCCAAAATGAAATAAATGATGATATAATTGCAACGTTTGGACATGGTGTTGTGTCTGATGCAATTGCTGATCCAAGATTCTTATCAGAATCAACAGATAGATATCCAGAATTAACTCGTATAGCTGAAGATTATTTTAAAAAATATCAAGGATTTAATGTCAACAATACAGTTCAAAATAATTCTCCTGTTACTTTAATTCCTCAAGAATTTGATTATAATAGATTAATCCAATTTTATGAAACATCATTATTTAAAGCGATAAAAAATTATGTACCTGCTCGTACAAGTTTAAGCACAGGAATTATCGTAAAACAGCATCTATTAGAACGAAACAATGCTTCCACAGTGATTGGGGTTAATCCTAATACTTCTGTGGCTAAAACGCCTGAAACCGGCTCTAATGTTTATGGTTATACTGATCAAACAGGATTTAATAGTGTAATATCACAAAGAAATCTATTAATTACTTCAAGTATAGGGGTAGGTTCTTTAACAGGTAGTGCTGGTGGAAGTATTAATAAATATAATATAATTGAAGCATTATCAGGATCATTTAGAGATGCTGTAACTGGATTTATACCAAGTACTACCCCCGTTACAGCAAGTTTTAATGGTGCCAGTGGTTTTGATGTTCAAGAAAATATTATTATAGCTGATGATACTCTTCAATTACTTGAAACTACTGTTAGAATTCAATGTAATCCAATAGTTCTATTGAGCACTTACTCCGTTCCAACTTTTGGAGCAGTTACTGTATTAAAATTATTTTCCACTTTAAGAGGACTTATCAGTGAAAAATCAATTACAATAACAGCTGGTAATCAAGAAGTTCAATTTGGTAATTTTATATTTTCACCTGGTGAAAGAATTTATTTTACAATTGAATCAACAGGAGCAACTTCTAATTCTACTTCATATCAAATTCTTATTAATACTAGATCATCAGCAATTGCTCCCCAAACCCAAAGAGTTCCTCCTTCAGCTTCTGTTTCTCAACAAGCTTGGTGGTATTTAGATGATTTTACAGGAGATTATAAAATTAAAAGTACACAAGAAGAATTTTATGATGGTGAATTTAGTGGTAGTAATTTTGAAGTTATTCCTACTCAATATAATCCTTATAGAATATTTGCTGATGGGAATGATAAGACACCTGATACATTATTTTCAACATCAACCGCTCCAACTCCATATGTTGATTTTACTCAAGGGGGTGGAAATCCTTCTTACTTCACTATAGGATCAGCCACCCAAATAACAGCTTCTGAAGGTGTTGCTGCATTTACTAGCCAATTTTGGACAGGATCGTTTTTTAATCTAGTACCGGGTGCAACATATGAGATAAAGGGTCATTATAGTAGACCAACGGGTACATCCATTTCAAATGTCTATCCACAAACACTTTTAACACACACCGGAACGCTTTTAGCTGAATTTTCAGGATTTTTAATCCCTGCTGGTGATGCAGGTCAAGTAGACTTTACATACCAATTTGTAGCTACAAATAATTATCCTGATGATCCTTTACTTCAACCCTATTCTTCGGGCCCTGGATCTGGATTTGATAATGGGGGAGTAGAATTATTTACATCAGCCATTGGACAAGAACAATTTAGACTTAAAATTGATTCTATTACCTTAATAAATACATTAGGTCCTAAACATTTCTATGAAAGAGATGGATTTACTATTGTACCTTCTCAAAGTCAATTATTCCAAAATTCACCATATAATCCTACAATTAATAATGTAAGTGGTAGTAGAGAAAATTCATTTTTATTTGATATGGATTTTGATCCTGTAATACCTGGATCATCACAAACAGAAGGAATACCTTCAGATTATTCTTTATTAATCTCATCATCTGAATTAGGATTTAAAGGTGCAACTTCAACAAACATTAATTTATTAGAGTATGCTGAAGTTCCTGAAAGTAATTATACAACAACAACTATAATTAATCCTAGATATGATGGTAGTAAAATAACTAGTGCGGATTATAACTTTAGAATAACTGAAGCTAATCTATCAGAAAGCCAAGAACCTTCAGGATTATTTAGTCCTTTAATGGCCCCAGATTTAAAACTTCAAAGTAAAATTAGATTTTTAAATGATGATACTGGTAGTTGGGAAGGCGATAAAACATCAGAATATATTTCTGCAATTGATAACCGTCCTATTAATTTTGCTCATTTTAAATCTTCATATGAAAATTTAGAAAAATTTGGAACAAGTACGTTTGAAATAGATCAATTAATAAGTATACCTTTTGAATCTATTCAAGGAGAACAAGCCCCAATTATTACATCTTCACAATTAACAGGAAATAACGAAAATTTAATTCCAGTAGCAAGTACTTTTCCACCTAATAGAAAATTAAAAGTAGTTTATAATCAATCTACAAAACAATTTAGAAATTTAAAAACTTCTTTAACACCAACTATATCAGAAATAGTTTCACCTGTATTAGATTATAGTAATTTAACAAATATTTCTAAATATATTTACACCCCAGCTCAAGATATAGCATCAAGTTTTACTAATCAAAAAACACCATTCGAATTATTACAAACTCAATCTTTTAATGCTCCTAATTGGACAGATGTTAGTGTTAACCATAATAAATCAGCTGGCGCAACTGCTCCTCTTTGGAACATACTTAGTACAAAAAATGGTACTCCAATTAATTCCGATAGATTTTTAGTTACTCAAAGTATACTCCCATCCCCAGGATTTAGTGATACTAATAGTTTAGTATTGTTCCAAACAGGTAGTTCACCCTCAAGTAAAAATAAAGGACATGGGTTATTATATGTAATGGGGTATGCTACAAATGCTGAAGATTTATACCAATATAATTTTCCTGGTGTTGCTACAATTGTTAGACTTGATATGAATGGCCCTCATTTACAATTAATAAATAGTGCTAATCATAATATTAATAATGGAAATATAGCTTATACCTCATCAACACAAGGATGGGCAACAGCTCCTAATGCTACTGTAAGCCCAAATACCCAAATAACTAGCAAGGATAATGTTACAGCAATGTGGGCTTCAAATGAGGGAGGTAATTTCTTTCCATGGCCTTGGTGTTCATCTACTTTTGTAGAAGATCCTGTAGGAACTATTGGGGTTAGCCAAACCCGTCTACCAGATTTACCAATAACACAAGATGGTACTAGAGGAATTGAAAATTATTTCACATACAACTATTCTCAATCTGCTGTAACAGAATATACTGATAGAAATCTTCCTGTAATGATAGAAAAAGGAGATATAATTAGAGTTACATATGCTTTTCCATCTGCTATAGATGCCACAAATAATGGAGGAGTTGACTTTAATTCTTTATCTAATAATGAATTAATTAATGTAGATTTTACAGTATTAGGTTATGAATTAGCACCCCCAATAGTACACATACAAGCAGCTTATCCTTATAATGGATCTACACAGTATGGGTGGGCAACTGGTTTTCCAGGAACATCAACAGCAGGTAATACTTTTTATGCTGATATTCAAGATTTACCCCCAACAGGATTATATTCTCCTGATAGCTTAAAAGAAAGGTATGACTTAATGATTGAAAATGGACAACCTTGGATGATGGTAATTAATGATAGTAATAATAACAAGGCAGCTACAGGATCATTATTAAATTGTGAAGTTATAACTAGATGGGGTGAACAAAGTGCTTCTAGTGGGATAATATCTCCAACAGGTAGTTTAAGGTTAACACTACAAGGTTGGGGAAGTGATATAACAAATGAACAAGGTGCAATAGGTACTACTCAAGCTTTCTTAAGAACAGGTATGGAAATGGGCTTTAATACTTCTGGAAATCCAATTACTGCATCTTGGGAAGGTTTTGATCCTAAAACAACATCACCCGCCTTTTCACCATCTAAATTTTCTGCTGTAGTTGAGGATGGATCTGCTTATCATCCACTTGATCCTGGTTTTGTGTATGATACTTTAATAGTATCACCTGATCCTACAACTTTACCTAAACCAATCACTTCAGGAAGTATTTCTGCAGCTACCATTGTAAAAAGAGTTAATGATGATACTAAAGTTATAGTAGATATGGCACAACCTATTAATCAGAAAGGAGCTATAACCCCATCGGGAGATGGGTATTTAATACCTGATGATTTATCACCAACACAACAAGATAATGTTCAAAAAATAATTAATGTGTTAAAATCACAAAATTCATTTACAAATCCACCAGATGCAAATGAAACTCAAGATGTAAGTTAATTATAATTTGGATTAAAAATAAAAAATACATATATTTATAATAAAATACTAATAAAAAATGGGATATTTAAATAATCAAGTAGTAACAGTAGATGCTATTTTAACTAAAAAGGGAAGAGAATTACTAGCTCAAGGTGGTAATGCTTTTAATATAACACAATTTTCATTATCAGATGATGAAGTAGATTATTCATTATATAATCCTTCTCACCCATCAGGATCAGCATATTATGGGGAAGCTATTGAAAATATGCCTGTATTAGAAGCTTTTCCTAATGAATTGCAAACAATGAAATATAAATTAGTTACATTACCTAGATCAACAGCAGTAATGCCTACTATAACTGTTGGGACTAGTACAATTCAATTAGTAACAGGAGAATCTACAACCCCAGCTATAACACCCCAAACTCAAACTTTTGAAGGAACTGCCCCAGAAGCAGAGGGATATACTGTAACAATGTCTAATATTACTTATGCTAATATTACAGGAGGAGGAGCTAATGCTAATAATGCTTTAAATACTCAACAAACATTAGGTACTAATGTTTCTAAAACAGTAACAGGTACTAATTTTACATTAGCAGCTACATCAATTAATATATTTGGAACAGCTGATGTATTATATGCTACTTTAACTATTGTAGGTAGAGGTACAGGAGCAAGATTACAAGTTCCATTTGAGCTGAGAAAATCAGCAGGAATGCAATAAAAATAAATTTAAATAAAATAAAAATATGGCTAACGGAGCTTTTACACAATTTGGATCAGGTGATATAATTAATAGTATAGATTCTATAACAGGAACTGCATGGAGCAATAATGCTCCAAGATTAACAGAAATATTTACATCATCAGTTCAAGCAGCATCAAATACAGGACAATATTATCTTCATGTATATCAAACTGCTTCTACTGAAACAAATTCAGCTGTTCAGTTTGACATAGCTTATGCGGATGAAGTAGGTAGTGGTAGTTTACTTTATAATGTTTTGGTTGATGGTAAATCACCATCATCAACAATATTTGGACAATATCAAAATATTGCTTTGGGTGATGATACTAATCCTTTTATATTTGGTGATTTTACAGGATCATATTTTTATGCCTTAGCTATTGAAAGATCAAGATATAAAGAATCCTTAGCATTAGGAACAATGGCTCTTTCATTAAAAAATGGATCAGATACATTAACTTTAACAGATAATAGTAAAGTAAGTACAGGAAATGTATTTGGGAATGCTGGAAGAGTTTATCAAGTAGTATCAGGATCAGAAGGAACAGTATATACTACTCTTAATGCTAATGGGTATACACCAGATTCAGGATCATATGGTTTATTTTTACCTGATGTAGGATTAATATTATTAAATGGTGATGCATTAGATGGTGCCAATGCTTTTGCAACTGATGGAGGAATTAACTTAGCTACTGGAAGAAATTCAAATACAAATGATGATAATATGGCCAAATTAAATACAGCTATATCACTTAGTATGGAAGATGGAAATTCATTTCGTTTAAATTCTCAAGAAACTTTGGCATCTGATTTTTATTTTGTAAGAGCCCAAAACTCAGATTTTAATTATTCTTCAAATCCATCATTTGTATCAGGATCAAATGGACAATTATTATGGAATACTATGTATAATAACCCACAAACATTTATTACTACAGTTGGTTTATATAACAATTCAAATGAATTATGTGCTGTAGCAAAATTAAGTAGACCACTAGTTAAAGATTTTACAAAAGAACTACTTGTTAGGGTTAAATTAGATTACTAAAAATGTATGTCAGCGTACAAACAATTTACAACCAAGGATATTGTAATAACTCCTTTTTCAGCTAATAAAGGATTTAGATTTACAGGAAATGCTATGACGGCATCTAATGTTGGAGTTGAAATTTATTTTGGCACCCAACCCCCAGCTAGTAAATTAATATTTGAAACTTCCCAACAATCCTTATGGCAATCTAACCAAGCATCATCTGTTTCAGGATCACAAAACTTTACAGGATTTGTAAATAAATTAAATACAAATTCAGTTTATTCTAGTGTAATGCAACTTTATTATTCTAATTATTTTGACAGTCAATCTGGTAGTTTAGCATTAACTTCAAGTTTATTATATGGTTTAGAAGGTTCCCAAAATAATACATTTGCTGAAAATAATAATATTAATTTGGGTATTAGTGGATCTAATAATATCTCTATTGGAGCTATAAAAAGTCCACAATATGATAATTATCTATCAAGTACTATTACTCAAACTAGAACAGCATTATTAGGAGAAGATTTAACAGTACAGTCAAATAGCAATAATAATTTTTTATCAATGGTTTCTATTCCTTCTAAATTATGGGGCAGTAATATTGAACCTCAAAGTTTTAGTTTAGTATTTAATAATTTAAATGCGGGTAACATTTTTACTGTTTATGATGATGGAGATGGAGATCTTAAATTTAAATATGTAGATCCTTTTGGAACAGCCTTAGTAAATGGTCAATATTGTGGTAATATAATTTATGAACATGGAAATGCTATATTAACACCTATAAGTGCCTCAGGTGATGTTGAAGGTATTCAACAATCATTAGTAGCAATGCTTGGACTAGATGTTTTAATAGGTCAAAATGGATTTAATGGAAGTTCAAACAATATAGATAATTTAACTGTAGGATTTTCATCATCAGTTACTTTATATGAACATCAATATAAATGTGTAGTAAGAGAAAATGAATTTGGATATTCATTAAACCCATCATTATTATCTGGTAGTCAAGACTCACAAAGCATTTTAGGACAAAATACAGTTTATAAAGATTTTGCAACAGGATCATATTTTAGTCCTTACATTACAACTGTAGGATTATATGATAATGATCAAAACTTATTAGCTATTGGAAAACTGTCAGCAGCAACAAAAGTACCAATGAATGCAGATTTAGAAATTCAAGTAGCATTTGATACTCAATAATATTTAAATGATAGATATGCCAACAACCGCTGCTTGGGTACACCAGGGAAGGGTTATAACATCAATAGAAGACATGCCTGAAGGAACCTATGGGTTTATTTATGAAGTTAGGTATAAACCTACTGACATAAGATATATAGGTAAAAAAGTTCTTTATTTTGAAAGAAATAAAAAATTAGGTAAAAAAGCATTACAAGCTTTAAAAGAAGAAAGATCTAAACAAGGTCTTAAAGGACGTACTCCCCAAAAACAAAAAATAATAACTGAATCTGATTGGAAATATTATTTTGGATCCCAAAAAGAAATATTAGATTTATCTAAAAAAGATAATGATGGAAAAAATTGGGAAAAACGTATATTAGAATTTGTACCAAATAAAAAACTACTTACCTATTATGAAACTAAATATTTATTTTTAAATGAAGTATTAGAAAACAAATATAGTGCTCATATTAATGATAATATTTTAGGTAAGTTTTTTACACGTGACTTTGGAGATATAAAATAATATTTGTATATTCCCCATATGATAAATGAACTACTAGTAAGCTTAGTAAGTAGAGTATTAGGAGATGGAAAAATGACTGCTCGTGGTAATAGGGCATTTCATTGCCCTTTATGTAATCATTCTAAACCCAAATTAGAAATTAATTTTACAGATAATAAAAAAGGTCATCATCCTTGGCATTGTTGGGTTTGTAATGAAAAAGGAAAATATTTAAATACTTTATTTAAAAAAGTAAAAGCACTACCTGAACATTTTTCAGAATTAAAGTCATTAGTAAAAACGGGTTATCAAGTTAAGGATACTGAAGTAATTAAATATGACTTAAAACTACCAGATGAATTTACTCCTATAACTAATAATAGTAAAAACATAATAGGAAGACAAGCATGGGCTTATTTAAAAAATAGAGGTATAACTATTGAAGATATTGAAAAATATAATATAGGATATTGTGAGTATGGTAGATATTCTAAAATGGTAATTATACCCTCCTATAATAAAAACGGACAATTAAATTATTATACAGGAAGATCATTTGAAAAAGATCCTTATATAAAATATAAAAATCCAGAAGCATCAAGAAATATAATACCAAATGAACATTTAATTAATTGGTCTTTACCTTTAGTTATATGTGAAGGTATGTTTGATGCTATTGCTATAAAACGCAATGCTATACCCTTATTAGGTAAAAATATACAATCTGAATTAATGAAAAAAATAGTAACATCTACTATTGAAAAAATATACATAGCATTAGATACAGATGCTATGAAACAAGCAGTTAAATTTGCCGAAGAATTCATAAATGAAGGAAAAGAAGTTTATTTAATAGATCTTAAAGAAAAAGATCCTAGTGAAATGGGGTTTTATAATTTTACAAAATTAATTCAAAATACATTCCCCCTAACCTCCTACCAATTAATGGAAAGGAAATTACAATCAATATGAAAAAAAGAAATATAAAAAAATCTTATAATAGGATTTTAGAAATTAGTGAAGATTCAAAACAAATCACACTACCAGATGCAAGATATTATCGTAGAAATGGTAAATATTATCCATCAATAACTTATGTTTTAAGTTGTTATCCTAAAGGAAAACATTTCCAAGATTGGTTAAAAAAAGTAGGTTTTAGTGCTGATTGGATTGTTAAAAAAGCAGCTGAAGAAGGTACCCAAGTGCATGAAATGATTGAGGATTATCTTAATGGTAAGGAATTAAATTTTTTATCTAATGGTATACCTACATATAACCCTGATGTTTGGCAAATGTTTTTAAAATTTGTTGATTTTTGGGAAACCTATAATCCTACACTAGTTGAAGCAGAAGTACATTTATTTTCAGATAAAATTAAAGTAGCAGGTACTTGTGATTTAGTGTGTGAAATTGAAATTGATGGTAAAACTGAAATGTGGATTATTGATTTTAAAACATCTAATAATCTACAGATAACCCATGATTTACAAGGAGCTATTTATGCCCAATGTTATGAAGAATGTTATGGTAAAAGTGTAGATAGAGTAGGTGTATTGTGGTTAAAATCAAAATCAAGAGGAGAAGATAAAACTGGTAAAAAGATAAAAGGTAAAGGGTGGGAAATGCATGAATCAAAACGTACACAAGAAGAAAATTTAGATATTTTTAATACTGTTAAAAAATTATTTGATTTAGAATTTCCAAGACATTCTCCTACATTTACAGAATTTAAAACTACAGCTAAGAGAAACTTATAATATTTATAATAAAAATATATGATAAGTTTAGTTAAAATTTTAAATGAAGCAATTGGTAAACCAAAAGCAATTATATTGGCTGGTGCACCAGG